ATATTGGTGGTACTTATATCTAATGACCATATATATTTTTCCATAATTATTGTTGTTTATCTTTCAATTCATCAATTAATATTTGAATCGTTTTGGGATTATTTAGGTACAGCCCTATTAAATTTTCAATAACCCCACCAATTTTCATAGATTTGCCCAAACAAAAAACTTTAAATTTCTGATGTAAATTACCATCAATTATAACAGATTTTGGTTTCACATCATTTTCAATCAATACACTAGTATTCATATTTATCACATATTATTAATATCATAATTTATAATAAATACTAAGAAATTATAAAAAAATATAAAAATTTGTGATTATATTAAAAATCTAATGCAAATAACAATGTTCTTGATATTGTAGAATCTTTAGGTACTGGATTATTTAATTTACCAATTGCGACTAAATTTTTATTTTCATCAAATATCCCAATTTCACTAATATATACCTTAGATATACCATCCCAAGTTAAATTTGTACTAGAGTTAAATTCATTTAACGATAATGCAATTGAAAGATCGAGTGTATATACATCAGCTTTAATTTCGGTTGTAACATTACCAAAAAAATATGTTTCATCACCAAAAGATAATAAATTATTCTGACCATCAGATGAATAATTTAAATAATCTAAATCATACGTCGAATATGTATCATAATTATTTAGTGGCATTTTGTATACAACACTTGCAATTAATTCTTTGCTCAAAAATCCACCAACATATCCAGTAATTTGATCCGTAACATCAATGTATTTCCAATTTGTTGAATCAGGTTTTGTTATAATACCATCAATATTCTGGACAACTTGTACAATTAAAAATATTCTATGTGCAGTATATCCTGTTGCAACATTATCGGATAAAAAATTGAAATCATTACTATTTTGAAAATTAAGACGAACTTCTTGAATGGATAGGTTATCAGTTTCTAATTGTAATGTATTGATATAATTACAATGAATTGCCCTTTTATATCCAGCGGTATTACCTGTGGTTACTAATGCATATGTGGTATATATAGTATAACTATTCATATTTTAATTTATTACGTACTTATTATATAATTAGGCAACGTCCATGATCTATTTGATTTATATGACATAGCAAATAACAATTCCTGATCTTCAATTAAAAATATTTTTAAATCAGGTAACACTTTACCGACAACGTTACCAAGTAAATCACATAAATCATAATATATAACATTAAGTGATTTAGTACTACCAGTTAACATTTTTGAGCTGCCACTTGCAATTAATGATAGTCCCAATGTTTTTGTTGAAGATTTATGCCACATAATTGTTGGAATTTCTAATTTAGGTGTATTCAATAAAAATCCTTCCGCATATACATTAGCTGGCGAATTATTTGTATAATGTATAACACCAATTTTTTTATATTTAGGTGCTTGATTTTGAATGTATGAGACAAAACCACCCATTGATTTATTTTTAAATTGGGTGAATTTTAAATTGTCAACCTTTACTCCGGCAATTTCTTCAGTAAAAAGTATTGATAAGTTCCAGAATGGAAATACTATTGTGGGACATTTACAATTCTCTAAAAAAGCGATAACGCTTTCATTAACATATTCAGTTGGTGACATTCCTAATACATCAGTATTACCATAAGAAATACTATTATAGTAAATCATTGCACCCGCATAAACATCGCCTGAAATACCTAACATACTAAAATCAGGAATTTCCCTATCAACATTAACCGATATACTACCATCAGATAATTTACTTGTACCAACAATACTAATTATTTTATAAAATAAATTTGGCGTAGGATATGAATTATTCACGCTATATCCTATGGTACTAGCATCTGTTGTCCATCTAATAAACAATAAATCACCAATTGACGGCTCTTCAACACTTGTACCATATTGTGGTGATTTTAATAATGTAATTGTAAACCCGCCCGTAACACCACTAACCTGAACCATTACATCTGGCTGTTTTACATGATTACTATCGGTAATAAACGTAGTACCACTATCAATAAAAAAACCAATCGATTCTACATTGTTTTCAACAACGTAATTTGTTGTCGGAATAGATGTAATCTCATTAAAAGAATTACCCGATAAATTGCGTGGTATTGATGATATTATTGTTGGGTTTTTATCGTATGCACCCAATACTGTTGAATCAAAACCAGTATAACCTGATGAATAGTAATCATTTTGAATTTCACTATTCAAATTATAATCAATTTCGCTATCACCAATTACAAAATATTTAAAATTTAGCTTACCTTGGGCAAGTAATTCTCTACCCCTAGAGGTTAATTTTATATTCAGTACTGTGGGATCATCTTTATTTATAAATGCCATATCTTAAATTATCTTAATATAAATACACTGAACAATATTTTTGACTATAACGACATTAGTGTAAATTGTGAATATATTTCGCCATATGAAACACCAACGGAGTTTTTCGCAAATGCACGGTAATACGTGATAGTACCCTCTGACAAATCAGACGTTCTTCCGCTAAAAAAAATTGGGGGGGATAACGTTGCATCTTTAGAATATTTCTTTATGTATTCAGGGTAATTATCATAAATCAACGTCGAATTGGTATTAAATGCATTGCGCTGAGTATACAGTAAACCATATTCAATAATTGGCGCACCACCGTCTGAATTTAAAAGATTTTCAATAACATCAAAACCATCTACGGTAATATTTCTAACCACTTCACTAGTTGTCACCACAGGTAATTCATACGTATTTGATGATGTTATTGCAGTATATGTGTTAATGCCTCGATATTCCACACCGTTAACTATAAAATACGACCTATATCGATAAGCAGTACTTGGTGTTAATCCCGTAATAGTATAATTGTACCAATTTTCATTCAATGGTCCCATATTTAATGGGTCGGCTTTAATCCATGTCATAATATAATATTTTAACTATAAAACAGTTTCTCTAATTATTTGTGTCGTGCATGTTTTTGCTTCAATACTTGACGATATACCCGCTATATAACCACCGCCACTAACATCGATACACAATCTTGCAATACTTGGTAATTTTAACTTACACTGGGTCGATGCTCTGGCGTATATTTTAACTTCATCGTCTGAATTAATCGTTTTGGTTGGAAAACTACCTGAACAACTACCACCAACAACTTGCCCCCAATTTGCATCGGCAAAGGGTATTCCATTACATGTTGCGCATACACATTGTGCATATGATATGGTAGTATTGTCTTTACAAAAATAATAACTCAATGTTAAATTATATGATTCGCCATCAAAAGGTTTGGTTAACTCACCAGCATTGCTAATACAAATAACATTGCTTGTAGTATCTGGATATTCAGACGGATATGTTATTGGATAAATTGGTAATTTATCCACATTTATCATTTTTTGCAACAATGCACCATTTTGCATAAACTCAACAATTTTTGGTGTACCAACTGTTGGTGTATATGTAACAAATCCAGTTCTTGACAGTGTACTTAAATTTCTTTGAACGGTCACTGAATGAGACACCCCAGTAGGTAATGGTAATATGGGTGCTTCGGGGATTAACCACGATTCAAGTGTTTGTACAGAATATTCGTTTGTAACATCACCAAATACCGTAACGTTACACGTTGTACTCATTAGGCTAATATCTGTGAAACTAGTGGGCATTACGTTAAATTCCACTCCACTACTGCCAATTTGCTCGTATTCCATTCCATACCATTCAATATCTGCAAATTTTTGGATACTGCAACCACCAGCATTGCAAATTTTAGTATCAGTAACCGATGTGTGTAATTTCGTTAAACCCGACGGTTCTATTGGTGATGGTGTTGATATTGTCAATGATAGCGTATTACCCACAGCAAATAAATTTGGTGTATTGACGATTGCCCTATACTGGTATTCAGAATCTGGTATTAAATTAATAATATCAAGTGAAAGATATGAATTTTTATTCAATGTACCATTTATCATTACAGACTCCCACGGGGATTCAGTAATTTCAACTCGCCTATATTGAATTCCATAACTAATTACATCAGTATACCCTGAAATATTTTGACCACCAGCACCTGAAATATAACCATTTAACATCATATTATTATATCCAGCAACTCCAGATTTTGTTTGTACACTCAATACAAACGGTGGCGGAACATTTGCGGATGGTTGAACTATTTTAAATAATCCCCCATCATCACCCAAATAATTTAATAGTTTAGTATTTCTAATATCAATTAATTCATCGTCAACGATTTTAGAAAATAAATTAACACCTCTTTTATACGCAAATTTTTGTTTGGTAAATAAACTATTACGTACTAATAAACCACCCTTTTTAATAATTACTGTTGCGGATAATAATTGGTCAACAAATCTCTGAAAAAATGCATTATATTTACTCAAAAATGGATATAAATTTTGAAAAGTATAACCATTAGAAACCAAAGGATTACTTGAATCAAGAGAACCTCTATTTAAATATATTTCAAATATTTTTTGCACGGTAGGATACCAACCACCTTTAGAATTAGTTATTGTCTTTCTAGTTCTTGCATTAATCATTTTTCTTTGAACCAATTCAAGAAATTCAAGAAATGATAGTTTAGTTACGTCACCAAGACCAAAACTATCTGAAACAATTGGTGTAAATATTTCATTTCCACCAACAAGATAATATACACTAATCACCATACCATATTTCATTCCTTTAGGTAAGTATATCTCGTATGGATTCATTATATTAATATTATAATCTCGATATGGTTCTAATGCGATACCGTCAACTAAAAATTTAATTTCTTTTGCATCGTTAATTTTATAATTTAATTTAAAAACATATTTATTTGCTGATTGATTAAAATATATTTTACTTGTGTTAAAACTATCAATTCTAACAACTTCACTTCTTAAATTAATACTATCACTACCATCAACCTCAATATAAGCCACTTGTATTTGTGGATTAATCATTAAATACGAAATCACATCAGAATTATAAATGATAATTTTATCATTTTCTGCATCAACAGTATAATCACCAATTAATCCACCAACACCCCTTGTTAATGCGATGCCATTAATTGTTAATTGAACATCACCACGTGGCTTACTTGGTAACAATATTTCAGTACCGCTTGGATTTGCAGTGATTCTTGTTACAACATAACTTACTGAAATACCTGTTATCGGTTGTGAATCACCCGAATAAATAAATGTTGCTTGAATAACGTCTCTACGAGTTGTGTTTGATGTAGCACTTGCTGTTAATATTGTAAATGAATTTCCGCTAACACTATAATCAGCATTTGTTGTAACGCCCGTTGTGTTACCAGTTTTTGGTGCATTTAAAAGTATACCATTAAACCTTACCTCTAAATCACCCTCATATTTATCATAGCCAATTGGTAATGTAAACGTGTTTTGCTGACCAGTATATGCTAACGAAATATTAACATATGAAAAGGGTAATGTATACCCGCTATTATTTGCAGGAAAATCAGTATCTTTAATATATGTATAAACATCATATTCAATTCCACGTGCAGTATCTAATGCGACATCAATTGCTTTAGTGTTTAAGACTAATCGGCTATCTTCTTGATAGTATTGTGGTGTACTATTATGAATTCTTGTTGTTGCACCAGTTTGAACCCAAGATTTTTTATTATCAATTGTTTGAATTAAATTAAAACCCGCCATTCTAAACACATCCATATATCGTTGACCAGCATCAGTATCACCAGATACTTGAAAGTAAAAATCTTTTGTTTCAATTGGGGCAACAGGATAACCACTATTGTCATATGGCAATGAACCCGTTGGAAAATCGTATTGAGTTAATTGCACTGTGTTTGGATTTATTTTACCTTCAACGGTATATACATATTCTGTAATATTAATGAACGGTTCGGGTATACCAATAAGTAAAAACATTGATTTTAATGATTCACGAGTACCCTTTGATTTCCAAAAATAGTTTGTATTATTCAATATTCTACGCCACAATTCAATATCAATTTCAGCTGGCAATAAATCAACATTCAAATTTTTTTCCTGTTCATCTATAGTTAAAAAGGAATTCATCAATTCATTTTCATTTACAAGTGAAAAATAATTCCACCCAAAAGTTTTTGCCATATTCATAACTAATTGGTCGGGAATATTGTTTTTTTTATCGTAGGTAATTTTATTAATGTATACTAATGAATCAATAAATTGTCTTATCTGGTCAAATTCTCTACCATATAGTCTAAGCAATTTGGCTATTTTACCTTCTTCAGTAAGATCATATGTTTTTAATGATGATGGTGTTAAAAACCTACTAATCAAATCTGTTTTTATAGTATCGTATTTTGTACCGATTGTTAGTACTATTTCCAAAAATTTTTGATACCTTGAAGCACTGATATCAATATTATATCCGTCATTGGTAGTCCACAGTACTAAACTATTTGAATATATAATTTCACCATTATCAAGTAATGTTGGATTCTTTAAAATAAATTCAAACCCCTTAGTACCATTTCTTTCTGAAATTATATATTTTTCATAAGAATTTAATCGTGCCCTGAATTCTTCAAACTCTACATTATTTGGCTTAATATGAAAATTTAAATTTCCAGTTGTTCCAGTCCCCATTAAATAAAAAGGATTGCCCTCAACAACTAATTTAATATAATTCTTTTTTAGATTATCACTACTATTAACACTATTACCCGTAAAACCAATAATACTGTAAGGTTTTTCAGGTTCTAATG